ATGAGAGAAAGGCTGTTTTGCCTACGCCATGTGAGGAGCGTATTGCAATGCGAGGCTTTGTGGCTATCGCGTGTAGGGCTTCTTCTTGCCATTTCTGAGGCTTTACGTTTAGGCACGTTGTTACGAATAGCACAGGGTCTTTGCGTAGAGCGAGGAGGGTATCGGACATTTCGCTCATAATTTTTTTTTCGCCTATGGGTGGTAGAAAGAGCCACAACCCCCTAGGGGGGGTCATGGCAGTCGGAAGGAAGGATATGAAAAAAAGATACTCGTTACAGGTACAGTGGCTCATGTGATCTGGGAGGAGGTGAGCCAATGTGGGGGTATACAAATACATAGATGCCCCCGTATATTTGTGCGTGGGGGGGTGTATCTGTAAATTACAAAATCAGAATAAATTCTACTTTCTGGGTACTATATGTTGTGTTTTGTAGGCTAATAATCGCCAATAATATTTTATATTAGTCTAAGTGTTTGTTTTTATTACATAACCTTAGTAACATAACGTAGATTATGCGCCATTCTTATTATCTGGCTTAACATCTATGGTCTTCTCGTTTTGCTCTTTTAATAAGGCGTTCTGCTCTGCAATCCTACCAGCTACGTCCTCAAGAGCTGTCTTAAACTCAGAGCCAAAGCTATCCATGTTCAGTTGTTGGGGTAGAAATTTACCCATTAAATTCAATGTCTTAGACGCATCGACCTCGATCTGATCTGCCAGTAAAAGGTGCAAAGGCTTCTTTCTTCTGGCTAATTCAGCGAACGCTCCAGTCAACTCTTTACGAATAATTTTGACAAGCTGTTGCCCTGACCCTGTTCCAGGTACACGACCATTCCTGTTGCCCTTCTTCTCTGTAATATCAAGCATATTGTTTTTAAACTGATTATTTAATCTTCTCAATTAGTTATGAGGTAGATACATCCACTGCCAACTCTGGCAGATTATATCCATTTAGCCACAACTAACTCACATTTGTCTACGATTATAGATGTTAGATATACGTTACTAATCACGAAAGCCTTAATTTATTGGCTATTTCGTCCAGTCCTTCCACCAAATATCTGTATCTTTTGCGCTTTACATCACATTCTCCGATAGCTTCATGCTCTACAGCCACGCTAAAAACCACTTCACACTGCGCTTTTGTCATACATTCCAGCACCTCTTCGAGCTTCTCCTTCGCTCTGAGACTTGCCTCTTGCTGAGACTCGGCATCCATGCTTGACCCTCTGACACTTGTATCCAAGATATTCCTCTGCCCACTTCTTTGCCAATATCCCAAATACCTTTTCTCAAATACCTTACACGCTTCGAACTGTGCCGGAGTGAGCTTCTCTCTGTGATATGCTCTATGATAGGGCGTACTCTCCTGATTGACGTACACCTTTGGCTCGCCCTTAGTGACACGCCTTTGCTCATACCATGAATGTTGCAGCACAAAACTATTTGGCTTTTCCACTTTTCCTCTCCCTCATGGCAATCCCTTTGGCTATGCCCCCATATCCGATAATGTCAGAATGGCTATCGAGGTGATAAGGCGTTTTCATAAGCCTCGCCACTTTGACCAATATCATCAGCACTGGAACATCTACAGCCTCAATCGTATTTCTTCCTTTTAGATACACATTAAACAGATCAGCCGTGTCTTGCATATTTGCTAAAGGCTCACCATAATTCTTTCCTCTCTCCGATATCAACTTTCCAACTTCCGATATCAAAGACCCATAATCTACATTCATTCTCTTTCTCCTTTAATTTATCGTGGTGGAACTAAAACCCCCACTTACACCACCACCTCCACGTCGTATGTCTCTAAAGAGACATACTGTCGTGGTGGAAGTATATTTGGTGTTACTCATGTTGTGGATTGCCTACGTTTTGTCGTGGATTTGCGTGGAATTAACCCCTTCTTCTTCATCCTACGCAACTTCTCCCAAGTCTCAGGTTTTAGCACCCGTAACTGCTGCATCCTCTCATCTTTGGTGATAGGTTTGAGTGCAAATATCTTGTCATAATCGTCCTTCGTCATGCTCTACTCCTCTAAAATTTCCATAACTTTTTGCTCTGGCTTTGGTTGCTCTACAAATAAATCTGGCTGCTGATAGGCTTTCTCTATGCGCTGACACGCTATATCGAAATACTTTTGGTCAAGCTCTACACCTATAAATTTACGCCCCATCATGGCGCAAGCCACGCCAGTAGTACCTGAACCCATAAAAGGGTCTAAAATAGTATTTGCGTCTTTGGGTATATAAGACAAACACCACTTCATTACCTCAATGGGTTTTTGCGTAGGATGAAAGTTTTTTACCCCATGTTCGGAGTCTCTAACCATCCCATACCATCTATGGTTGAATCCTCTGATAGCAAAACCTAAATTAGACCATGCTAACTCAGCGTGTCCTTGATCTATCTTTGTATTTCCGTCTGCTTTAAACCATACTAACCAGCTTTTCATATTTGGAAGTTTGTCTGCATAACAGTTCCCACCCCACCAAATATGATAGTGTCCAATATTCAAAAATGGTCTTGGGTCAAAATCCATATCTCCAGTATCACCTATAATCTGATCTTTTTTTGAGAAGTTTCTTTTGCAAAGTGCGCTGTTGATTGAAACCTTTGCATTTGGCTTATACCCATATCCATAAGGAGGGTCAGTAACCACAGCATCAACATTATCTATTTGCGAGATAATATCCTTACTATCGCCACAATACAGCGTACAATCCCCTATGATTACTGGATTACTCAATGATATTCTTCCCCTGGCAGAAATGCTTTACATCACGCCCACTACGTCCATCATGCTCGACATAGGTATCCACAACCCCCGTCCGTACCCATTCCTTGAGTATGGTTGTAGCCTTACTTCTCGCCAACCGATCACTATCCTTAATATCCAACTCCAGCACCTCGATAATGATCTTCCCAGCCCAATTCTCAGCCCTCGGACTATGCTTTGGTCTCTCACTCTCAATCCGTCTCTGTATCCTTCTGCCCAACTCCACAGACATACCGCTAAACGCATCAGGAAACTCCCATTTCTCCAGAACCGCACAGCTATCGCCATTGTCCAGAGCATGAGACTTTTTCTCAAACCACATTGCTTTGTCCATAGGTCTCGCCAGATTGCTCTTTCCCACCTCAACCCTGAAGTGATTGACATGGCTCTCAAGCCCAGCCTTATCCGCTTCTTCCTTTGTCATAGGACTTAAGACCCTAGCACTACGCACCGCAGCTATAAGAGAAGACCCACCCCTCGCACTCTCAACATTTGTGTCTAAACCATTTCCCTTTCTTGTATGATGCACCAGCTCAATCGATATCCCACAGCTATCAGCCAAATCCGACAGCCTCTTCGCCAATGTCCTAAACACTTCATTGGTCTCCCCACTTGTAGTCATATTCGCCAATGGGTCTGCACAGAAGACATCAATACCTTTATCCTTACAGAAGTCCTCTAAGAGCTTAAAACTCCCCTCGTTTATCTCTCCCTCAAATCCTTCACTCAACAGCAAGTCATAATCCCTTCCACTTGCGATATACAGATGATCAACCAACTCCTCTTGTGGCACTCCAAAATGCTCACACGTTGCCACACAACGCCTTTGTATCTCTTCCATTGGGTCTTCACCATTGAAGTACAGCACCTTCAACCTCTCCGTAGGCTCAACACCCAATAGATTACGTCCAGTAGCCATCGCTATCATTTCCGTAAGACACAAGGTAGATTTACCTACACCGCCTGTAGCGATGGTAATACTAGCGAAATTCCTTATGTAATGATTGTCATAGAGAAAGCGTCTAGGTGGAATGGTCATTGCGTCCACAACTCTCCAAGATTGAAACGGCACTGTACTCTCCGGCTTACACTTGATAGACGGGGCATCCTTTACGAGCTTATCAAACTCATCCTTTGACCCTAGCCACCCAAAGTAATCCGTTATATCTTCCTTCTGATTGCTAAGAGGCAAATGCACAACCTTTAGGCTACTGCACACACTCTTAAGCTGCTCTACAACCTTTTCTGCGTGTTTACGCCCTTCATCATCATTATCCGGCACAATGACACAATCTCGCCCTGAGAAGTGACTATTCAATTCCACCTTCCAGTTACTAGCACCAAAGCAATTAGTCGTAGCCACATAGCCTAGCTTATTAGCAATAGTATTTGCGTCCTTTTCCCCTTCGACAATATATATGATTTCATCACGCCTATCGTATATGTCCTTCAGCCTGTAGGGTACTTGCACAACCCCCTGTAGATTCCAAACGTAGCCAGTGCCATTCATACGTCTTGGTCTAAAGGTCTTAGGCTCAAAACGTACTACCTCATACAGCGTCTTCCCATCCTTATCGGTGTAAGGATATATATCTCTTATATTATCTCTGTTCTTTGGCTCTTCATATTTCTTGAGATAGTCCACATGGTCACTGACATATCTCTTCACCAGGTCAATTGTCCCACCGCCTTCATTATCCTCATGTGAAAAAAAAGTTCCCTTCTCAATATCCACCGACATTGAGCCATACGTTCCAAAGCGCAGCTCCTTATCTGTGGATAGCTTCTTGTTAGGCTCTCCCAATAAATCCAACGCTATTTCTTTGATATGCTGCTGTATCATACTTCATTACCCCAAGCATCCCAGCCTTCGTGTCTCTGTCGTGCAAATAACTCAATGCGTGGTAAATCACCGCAAAGCTCAACTATTTTATCTCTTACACAATCTGGCTTTTTGCTATGCTTATTTCTTGGCTCAATAATTATGCTAGAAACAAAATTGCTTTTAGGTTTTACTTTACCTTTGACTCCAAGAAGACAGATTTCAGCATTTGACTTTGTGTAATAACCCACACCAAAAAAAGGTTTTTTATCATTTTTATTTGTTTTGACCCAATTAAAACCAATAGTTTTGTAGACAAAACCCCATCTTTTGAAAGTGAGAATTGCTTTATCTAATAACGGAAACGTAACCCATAAAAACAAATAACAATTTTCACTAGAAATATCTTGAACAGGTAAATTATAAATATCTTCCATAGTCATTAGTTCGTAATAATCATCCGCTTTTATTGTTGAATATTTTTTTATTTGGTTTGGACTACTACGAGAGTTGTATTTCCAAGCTGGGTCTGCATAAATGATGTTATATTTCTTATTTGGGAAAGGTATCATGGCAAATCCCAATAGAAATTTTGCACACTACGACAATTCTTCTTAGTCGATATTGGGTCTCGTACCTGATTAATAGCCTTTGCTAAAGCCACACACTCTGCATGATTATCAAACACAAGCCGATGCACTTCGACATTAGCGGTCTCTATGTCCGTAACTGTAATGAGATACATTGTATATGTTATTATCTTGAGCATAAAAAAGAGGGGGCTGTTACGCCCCCTTAGTTGGAGGCATTAGTTAAAAGGGTATCTCGTCATCGACAAGACCACGGGCAGCGTTTGTGTCCTCTTCCACAATAGGCTCTTCCTTTACTGGTGGCTTATCGGTCATCTCACGCCATGTCTTTACATCAAACTCTGGAATACGCGTAGTGCCTTGCCCTATCTTTTCCATTCTTGCGCCTTTGTATTTAAGATGTACGGCTTTGCCCTCATTCTCCTTCACCTGAAGACCAACGACTTGCCACAACTCAGAAAAGCCTTTCATCACGCCAACGCCATTAGCAGACCATTCACGCCATCCCTTATCCTTGATCTTGAGCATCACTGAAAACCCACGCCTATGCTCTGGTGATGGGGAAGGGGATTTCTTGCCTAGCTTCTCATCCCATGTCCACTCAGGAGCTTGCCCTTCGGCTATCTTGCCCCAACCCACTTTTAAGGTACTTGGGTCTAATAATACATCCTCAAGCTGTAGCTCATCGCCATCAGCTATCCATGCATTAACACTTGGCTTAAAGCGTATATATTCGCTGCTACCCTCACTCATTAATCCCAAATCAATTACGTCATTCATCTTTTTCTCCTTCTTTCACTATTTCTGTTTCTGTTGCTTTGAAGCCCAACATCCAACCCATGTCTTTTGCGAATTGAATCATCACTTCCTCTGGTATGACGTACAGTCGCTTCTTGGCATCAGCCCGACAAATTAACATTGATGTTCCTTCATCTTGCTCAAGCCATTTGTATAAAGACGCAAATCCAGTTCCGTTTCTGCGCCTCTTAACTTCGACCATAAGTCCATTCAACCGAACATCTCCGGCTAAATCTTTTCCGTAATGCTTAAAAGCACCACTTGCTAAAACTCTTTTGCATGGCACTCCTAGCCCTTGCCATAGCTTGACTACCTCTCGCTCGACCTCGTATCCTCGTTTTTTATTCGTCACCATAATAAATTTCCCTTGAGTTTTTGACGGCTTCAGCAAGGTTCTCTTCCTTTATCTTCAACTCAAGCCGTTCCTTTATTCTGGCGTTCAATCCTTCTCTGAGAACTTCATCTGCCACTTGCGACATAGATGTATATGCCCCAGCCTGTGCTTCTTCCTTCAACATCTTTCGTGTCTCTGGACTCAATAATAATATTTGCTGTTCAACTTCACTCATACCATCACCTATATAATTTTTATATAATATATATATATTGTACTTGAAAAAGGATTATAGATGTATTATAAGAGTTAATAGAAGATATATTTATGTTAGAAGGAGAAAGAAATGCTTAACCTAAGTAAATTTATACAGCCACCCAAGGGATATGTATCCCCTGAGAAGAGAGAGTATCGAAAGTTAGAGAAAAGATACTATGCCAAACTCAAGAGGTTATGTGCAAAGCATGACCTTACATTTTCAAGAGATGGCAATTACTGGGATTTCTCTCAGCCGGTCGGCACTTTAGGTCTTAATGAAGGGGTTGAAAATTATGAGACTTGTTTTGACTACCTTAAGGATATTTTGGAAGGTGCATCACAATGACACTTGCCATAGGATACAAACGTATCCGTTACGGCTCTAACGAAGGGGCAATACTTGACGAGGAGATCGTAGAGTTTTGCAAGACGCTTGGGTTAGAGCTACTAGAAATATTTACAGACACGTTTCGCAGTGCTGTAACAGATAAAAACATCTCTGGACTCAAAGAAGCGATACAAGGCGTATTCGTAAATAAGGATTGCGTCTTGGTAACATCAACGCTTCTGGAGATGGAAGAAAACCTACCTTGTGTGGAGTACATCATAAAGACCAAAGTACCAATGCGCTCCACCAACGACCCTGACATGGATGTTGTGTCAATAAGGGGATTTATTCACAGAGCAGAGAAAATGATTATTCATAGAAGGGAGAAACACGCTCAACGAATAAAGAGGGGGCATGACTACGCTAGACGCTACGGCAAGAAGTTTGGCAGCAAGAAGATACTTGAGGCTGTTAAGCTCGCATCAGAAGCC